GCTTGCGCAGGCTGCTGGGGCGGTTGTGCCGGCGGCTGCTGTGCGGGCGGAGCGTAGCCCTGCGGGACCGGAGGCTGACCACCTTGCTGCGTGTTCCACGGCGCGGCGGCCGGGGCTTGTGCAGGCGGCTGGTTCGAAGCAGCCCACGGAGCGGCGTTTGCCGGTGCAGGCGGTTGCGCGCCCGGGTTCCAGGCAGCCTTGGGGGCTGCGGCCGGTGTAGCAGCGGCGACTTCTTCGTGCTTGGTCGGCGACGGCGGCGTTTCCTTGCGGACATCGGCGAAGGCTTTGACCTCGTTCTTGGCTTCGTAGTCGCCGTCCTTCGGGACCAGCTTCACGTTGACCTTCAGGACCTTGTTGTGCAGATCCGACGAGTCGCGCACATCGAGCACATTCACCGCATGGGCGATGGCGCTCAGCTGACCGTAGGCGATCATGACAGCCTTCTCCGATGGGTTGCGCAGGTTCAGCTGATGGTAGATCTTGGAGCCCTTGAACGGACCGTTGGTGACGATGTCGAACGTCAGCTTCAGGTATTCGCCCGTACCGCCGCTGTTGGGCTTCATCTCGGATTCGACGAGGATCATCTCGTACCATCCGGTCGGAACGGGGCCCGTGCGGCCTTCGTCCGGCTTGACGGTGCGCGCATCGAAGTTCAGCAATGCCATTTGTAATACTCCAGGGAAAATGCGCTCAGATGTGCGCGGTTGATTAGAGGTTGCGGGTCGCGCGGCGGTTCTGCTTGCGCGACTTGCGATTGCCGAGCTTCTGGCGCTTGCTGCGCGCAGTCACGGCTGCGGATTTCTTCTTCAATTTCACAAGTTACCCTTTGTTCCAGATGTCAATCCCCGACGCGCTGTGGATCGCCGTCGCCAGTGTGTTCCAGCCGTTTTCCGGCGGAGCCGGGATAGCCAGTTCGCCCACTATACCCAGACGATTGCCCGCTGTGTATGATGGCGTGCGCGAAAGTGCGAGCATGCGTCCCTTGTTCAGGCTGACACCCATAGCCATTGCCTTGTCGTTCGCTTTGCTGATCGACGTCGGCTCGTACATGAAACCAATCACGTCAGCCCACTGCGTCAGGATTTCACGCTTGCCGTAGGTCTTCTCGTTCTTGGGGGAGTGAAGAAGAATGTCCCAGCTGTTGTACTCGCCGACAGTCGGATCCTTCACGGTGCTGCTGAAGACGTGGGCAGTGAACACGATGTTGATGTTCGCGTAGACGGCGAGATCGTCTAGCAGAGCCAGCACCTGGTTGAAGTAATCGTTGGCCAGGTTGTACGCCTTGCCATACCCGCCATGCCCGGAGTCCATCGTAACGGACTTCTTCGGACTGTTCGGTTTGTATAGCGGGTCCTGACTGATCACGTACTGGTGGATATGCTTCTCCAGACCTGTGACGCTGTCCAGCAGAAGCGTCTTGAAGGGGAATTGCCCCTTCTGCGCCAGGTCCTTGATCTCCATCAGGATCTGCATGAACTGCGGGAAGTCGGTCACCATCGGAGTCTTGGGGCATGTCACGCCGCTAAAGCCAACTTCCAGAGGGATGAGCAGCACACCGGGCGCCTGCGAGCCAATCGTCGTCTTACCCATTTTCTCCAGCGCGGCGACGACAATGCGGAGTCCGGACTTCGTAGGACCTGCGGTGATGCTTTGGAGAAGGGACATGTGGTTAGCCTTGTTGAACACTGAAGTTCATTGTACTGCAAATCATGTTGGTCGCCGTAGTTGGATTTGAACCAACGACCTCCGGAACCCGTGCACGGGCAGAACGGTGACTCTACCAGTCTGAGCTATACGGCGAAACTGGTGCCCACTAGAGGATTCGAACCTCTGACCTCCTGCTTACAAGGCAGATGCTCTACCAACTGAGCTAAGGGGGCGAAATTGGTGCGAGCTGAGCATCCCGTGAGCGCCTACCCGGTGTGGTAGCACCTTAGCACCTCGGTAACGATCCGATTCCAGCTCGCATAAACTTGGTGGGTCGCGCAGGAATCGAACCTGCCGCAAGTGTTGAATGGACGGTTCAGCTGCACCGAAGTGCCTTTCCCGCTACGCTCTGTGCCCGACAACGTTTAGGGCAGAATCGGTTTGACCTCAACTTTTACAGAACCCACTCGGTGCACCATTGCACCGCGACCCGTTAAAAACAGTATAGCCTAGTTTCAGGCTGCAAACTCACCCCATTGAACCCACGTCGGAAAGCGTGGCTTGTCTTTTACTCCGTGCGCGAAGTGCTTTGCCGTGAAGAGCTTTCCCGGCGCGGCAGAACGGGCGGTCCATTCCCGGGAACGTTCATCATGATCCATATTGCCTGGAGAACAATTGAACACTTCGTCGGAGTCTGCCCAGCGCGCAACGATCGTTCCAACCAGTCCGTTAGGGACCATGTTCTCTTGATGTGTTGAACGAAACGTCTTGCCCAACTCGTTGGTCTGTGCTTCGTTGCCATTGGACTGGCCTTCCTCGTATCTGACCACAACTGCTGTCTTGTAGTCGAAGTCCTTGATCCGAAGCAACGCGCCTTCCCGAACAGTACAGCGCCCTTCCTTGTACAGCCCTGCCGGATCGCGCAGGATCGAACCTTCGTAACCCTCGTCGCAGAACTCCGCGTGCTTGGCGTCCAGCTGGTCCATGTTCATGATATCGTACGTCGGTACGATACGCAGGTGTCGCTGCGCCATGAAGTTGCTCTGCTGGATCTGTGCAACGCGCAACAGCAACGCATCGTGGCGTTCGCGGTAGGGCAGATAACGCGTTGCGGCGGTAACATAGTCGAACAGCCACCAGAGTGTGAACGGCTGGCCTTCGCGCGTGCTGAGCGCTGACGCCGTCTTTCGACAGAGGTCAGGATGCGTTTCGAGTTCTGCAGCGAGCTCACCGTCGAATCCGTTGAAGTCGGGATGCGAATAGAGCGAGGTCGTGTATGCATTGCGATGAGGCTTGAGTCGACGTGTGGTTAGCCCGTTCGCCAACGTCATACCACGCACGCCGTCAATCTTCGGCTGGACGATGCAAGGAAAGCGTTGCTTCTCCCGCACCCAGTCCGTTGCAAGATGCGGCTTCACTTCGAAGATTCCTTTCGGATGCGCGTAATCGCAGGCATGTCGATATCTGCGATACGGTTGTACTTGCGCAGGTATTCGATCTTCTGACGAAGACCTTCCTTTCGAGCAGCCGCATCGATTAAGTCGAGCTCTTGCTTGATGAGTTCACGTTCGAACTCCTCTTCGCGTTCCTTGATTGACTGCGCGAGCGGCAATGGAGGTTCGTCCCCCCACACCGTCTTACCAAAGAGTCGGATATTCATTTTGTCAGCACTCCCTCGAATGAGTCTAGCATGAGTTCCACGACTGTGCGGGCCGGATCACCTTGCGGTACGGCATTGCACTGTTCGCGAAATTGCTTGCACATGATCAGTGCAGTCTGAACCCGGATACCGTCACGGGTCATCACGGTTGCGCGTGACTGCTGTTCTTGTCGCCCGCGCTCTTCAGCTTGTGCGATGAGTGCAGCAGCGCCGACGAGGTGGATACCACCTTTGGAAGTAGTCATTGACGGATCAACTCCTTGTAGAGGTTCATGAGACCGGGAAGATGCGGATCCAGCAGGTCGATGACTGCACGAGCATAGATCTGCGCTTCGATCTGAGCATGCGAATGATCCCGCAGCCTGAGCAGCGAGAACATCAGATTACGCAGGTTCATCTTTGTCATCCAATGGGTGTAGTGGTTGACGTGGAGGAACAGGCGTGCATGCTCGTTGGCGACACCGCGGGCAATTGCCATCTTGTAGAGCGCATAAGAGTTCTCGCACTCCATGTTTAGCGCTTGACGAAACCAGCCCTGGGTGACGGCGTCTAGGTTATCTTCCTGGCCTTGCTTCTTGTTAGCAGCCTGACCGCCGACAAGTGCAGGAATGTACCACTCTTCAGGGAGAGTGATATAACGGCCGCTTGCTTCGTTGATCGTCTGCGTGCGCTGACGCACAAACTGCCGGGCGACGAAGATGGGTAGTTTCATCTCGAGCCAGACTTCGATGATCTCGAACGACGTATCGTGATGATGCATTGCCAGGTAACGCGTCAGCTTCATCTCGCTGTCGTACGTGCGCGACTGGTCCTGTCCTTCGAACGACAGGCGGGCCGCGTTGGCCACATCTGTGTCGTCTGCATCGAACACGCGGTCGCGCGAATAGCCGCAGGGTTCTCCGTCGTTCCCGGTTCCTGTTTCGACGAAGACCTTCACACGCCGTGTCGGTCCCGCAAGGTTACGCAGCGTCACAGAACCGTGATCAAGAACTTTGATTGTATTCATCATTGCACCTCGGTTGCGATGTTTGCGACGGCATCTGCAATACGCGTTTCAGCGACATTGCAGAGTGCAGTGGCTTCTTCCATTTCGGAAGTGCCTTCGAAGCCGTTCTCTTTGGCGACGGCTTCAGCCTGCTTGGCGACGTAGTAGTCCACGACGCGGCACAGGACAGCAGCGATTGCCGCCGACCCCTTTGAGATATCTTTCATTCGATTTCTCCGGGATGATAACGCACGATGCGTGTCGGGGTGAGGAAGACGTCGGACTGAACACGTTCGGAAACGTGGTTGAACTTGCGCATCGTCGCGTCCGAAAGGTTGATACCGTCCTTTGGGGCAGGTGTATGATGCGCATCGAATGTCATCTGCTGCAACGAACGTGTTTCGTCAATGAGGCACAGAGCGACATGTTGATGCTTGGCGATGTAGTCCAGACGAGCCATGTCACCCCGCGTAAACTTCTTATGCATCTCGCATAATCGACCTACGCTATGGATCAGACGCAGAAGTCCATACTCCATAGTCGATTTATCATCCACCTTGTATCCGTCCAACGAACGCTGACAGTAGATGTCCAGGTAAGTCTGCACATCCGCAGCTTCGTCCGCGATCTGTTGTGGATTACGAATTTCGTTTGCGTCGACGAGCTCACCGACTTCACCCATCAGAGCGACAAGCCACATGCGGGGAGACCAGTCCGCGCCTTCCGGGTGGGTATGCGCCGGGTCGCCATGGCTATTCTTGAACTGCGGCAGACGGAGCGCGTTGGCTCCGTTCAAAAGATTCAGATCCATGATGCCTCCTAGGCGATCTTGACTTGCGGAGAGCCGTCCTTGATCTCGAGCAGTGAATCCACCAGGATCAGTTGCTCGGGTGTCAGCTTGCGGTAATCGGCCGTGACGAGTTCGGGTGTCCACTTGAACACTTCATCCAGCCGCAACTGCACAGCATTGACCACAAGTTCACTGTCGTCGAAAGCGCTGAGGTCGACGCCGAGTTGCGTCAAGTAACTGCGCATATCACCGACAGTGCGCCTGCCCATGGCATCGATAAGCCCTGCGTCAGGCTTACGCGTGATATTGCGCGTTGCAGTGATCTTGCGGCCGTCGGTGAGCTTGACGTTATTCGCGCCCTCTTCAGGGTTCTTGAAGAGGTGACGATAAATCTTGTCACGGTACTTGCGTTCGATATCTTGCGCTTCTTTCATGCGCTTGGAGGCCGCTTGCCAGTCCTCGATATCCTCCACGCACAGTTGCTCGGGAGGAATGAAGTTGGAATCGGCCGCGACGAACGTGGCGCAGTAAGCGATCCACTGCTCACGTGTCGGCAGCGGGTCTGCTTCTTCCACAGGCTTACGCGCTGCCATGATCAGCCTACCTTGTGCACGTAGGATGCATCGTGCAAGTCGCGGAGCGCGCCCTCGTTGACAGCACCCGGCGTCTGGTTCAAGTGATCATCGAATGCAGGCAAGCCGAATAGTTCGAGTTCGCGCTTGGCGCAGAAGGCAGCGACTTCATCTTGCAGTTGCGCCATCTTCCGATCGTGTTCGGCCTTGCGAGCCGCATGTTCCGCATGCATCTTGGCAACGACGTCTTCGGCGGACTGGGGCTTGGCAGCGAGCACGAAGACGGGTTTGAACGTCGATGCCGACTTCAAGAACTTGCCGGCAGGCATGTCGGGCTGATCGAATGCACTGCGGAACACGACGCGGGGATACTCACCGTCGATTGTGTACTGGACGCCAGCAGCATCGAACTTGGCGCGTGTCTGCACTTCGTCGGAAATGTTCTTGACGAACTTCGACATGTTGGACTCATACACAGCGCGCATGTCGATGCGGGCATCGTAGCCGGTGAAGTGGTGCGCACCCAGGCTGAAGACGTTGATGTCGCACAGCGCATCTCGGATCGCGATGATTTGGGCGTCGCCTTGAGGAGTGCGGATGTCGTGTGGATGCGGAGCGCGCGGGGTGAGCTTGATCTCGCATTCCCAGCCGAAGGCGTTCATGAGCTCGATGAACTCGTCGCCGATGTTCTTGCACTGATTGAACAGCTTCTTGCCGTTGATCGAGTGCGGATCGCCCTTCGGGTTGCCGAAGGCTTCGTTCATGTCGACAACGTCGCCGAAGATGTCGTGCAGCGGGTGAGCCTTGAGCGTGTCGACGAGCGCTTCGGCTTCGTCCTTCTGATTGAGTAGCTTATCGGTATGCCCGAGCAGGCTGAATACGGCCTGTGCGGCATCGGTATGACGCGGACTTGCGCCCAGGTTTTCGACGAGCCCTGCGGCGATGTAAATCATCCCGAGGATCGGGTGGCGCGAAATATCGGTCATGTTCTTGTGTCCAGTTGAATGTGGTCAGGTAGCCGGCACTCCGTATCTACATAGAGCGCCGGCGCCCCTCGTGTTGATCCACTTCTGATTGGTAGTCAGAAAGATGTGCCGGGCATAGCGCCGACGCACGGTTTCACGTGCATCAGTCGCTAATCGAAATGGCACCTGCCGGGCAAACCCGGGTGTGCAGTAACGCCGCACAACGCGCCAGAAACACCGTAGCTGGACTACGATCAGCGCAGGAGGGAATGCGCCGGTTCTGGTTTCCCAATCAGCCGCAGCAGGCGGCAAACTCTCCACGGAGTGGCGCAGCCTGCGAAGGGCGTGGATACCCTCGTCGCAGGCTTGAGCCGCCGTCGCACGTACCGCCCCTAGAAGGGCAAGCACTGCGGAAAGGCGCGTGGAGAGGACGGAAGGCATACGAGTATGTTAGCGCAACATCAGTAACGATAACAACCCGCCTATTCAACATTATAGTTCGGAAGTGAGATCACACGATATGCCTTACCCGCTGCGCCATATTCTTCAGCGAGCTTTGCCTTGTCGACTTCCACAAGGTAACCAGAATCGACACAGGATCGGATGGCTTCGTCAAGGGCTTTCGTCGCCCCATTGCGTGCATTCATGAACGGAGCCAGCCTGGATGTACGGATCTGCAGATAGGAACGAGGGATGACACCCTTGCCGCGCATGCCCGCAGGAATTTTGTAACCCGGGCCCGGTTCCTCTTCGAAGAACTTCTTCGTGATGAAGATAATCTTGCGTTCCCGCACACCGTCGCCATTGCCGATATCACCGGACTCAACACGCCGGCGCATAATGGCGATATCGCGACGAATGAGGTCCAAAGCCCACTTGACTTGTTCGACTGTGACCACAGGCTGGAACGGATTGTCACCTACAGCCAGAAGCGCAGCTATGCGCATCATCTTGAGCGCGGCGCGGTTCCACATCTGACGCCAGGACTCGTCTGTCGTCTTATTGATCTCTGCGTCACACTCCTTGTCGAACGCTAGCATCATTTCGCCAGCTTCAGCAGTTCGCAACACCTGAACAGGAGGGGTACGGTTGCCGAACAATGTTTTCTGGTGCATCATAATCTGGATGCACTGTTCGACGATTGGTGTAGGCGGTTCCTTGACGGGCTGATAGTTCGCAGGCGGACGCTCTCCTGTATACTCCACGATCGTGAAGCGTGACAGGAAACCGTCTTCCATCATTCCTTCAGTCAACGAGTCGTAGAATGTTCCGGGCGTTGTCTCCCCGATCATACTGTACGCGACACCCGAAACAGAACCGATGTTCTTCTCCTTGTCCGAATACGTAAGACCGCCAACGACCGATGCAGGACCGCTCTTCTGATACAGATTGGTCATCACGGTCCGCAATTGCTGCATCGGACCGTCCTTGTCCCCGTCCATCGACAGGCGTTTCAGTTTCTTGCCCCATTCGCCCGCCACATTTACAAAGGATTGATTGACTGCGCATGCTTTGACAAGTGCAGGGCCGGAAGCGTAATCGTTGAAGTCCACGAAGTCCTGTGCGGACGGGATAGCTTCGCGCAGCTTAGCCAGCAATGCGCCTAGACCGCTGTGCATCGCTTCCTTGCCGACTGCGCTACGTGCAACCAGGATAAGGTAGATATTCAGACCAGAACCGGGGATATTCCACATCTTGCCGCACACACCAGCGAGCCAGCCTAGTGCTGCAACGATAGCAACTTCCTTGACCGGACGCGGCGCCGAGTCGTAGACGAAGCCTGCAAGGGCACCGGCAAAGCCTGGAGGCCACTGGATAGAAGCTTCGCTTCCTACAGCGGGCGGGGCGGGCAGTTCCTGTACAGGGGCGGGAGGGAGACCAGCCCCAGCGCTATTCAGTTCAGGCGCCCCCAACGATGCTGCATACGCTTTCAGTGCAGCTTCTTCAGAGATACGCTTCGCCATGTCTGCGCCTTGCTCCGCGAACTTTGCATCGCGCGCATCTTCAGCAGCTTGACGCCCACGAATCAAGCCGAGCAAGCGGTTGATGTGGTAATCCTTGTCAGGTGCGTACTTCTCGCGTGTGCCCAACTTCGAACCACGGAACAGTCTACGGCACTGCTCGTCTGCACGGCTATAGAAGGTGAAGATCGACATGAGTGCGAGATCAGCTTCGGAGTTCGAAGGGAAGTTATATTGCTCCCAGCGACCTTCGTAGAGCTCGATGAACTTTGCAGCGTTGTCCGCATTGCGCGCACGCTCGAGGATCTGTTCGTCTGTTTCGGTCTCTTCGCGTTCCTCGAGGTCAGCGAACTTTTGCTTCGCTGCCTGGTGTTCACGAATTTCGTCGTAAAGAATATTTACGAGCGCTTGACGCTCTTGAATTTCTTTACCCGCGAACAGTTGTGCACCAGTGCACACCATGAAACGCGACTCAGCATAGAGTTCAACGCCGTCGTGTCTCGCACCGTCCTTAGTGACCCCACGAACCCAGATGTGCAAGCCCTTGCCTGACTGCGACAGTTCAGTATACGAGTCGAACGCTTGTACCATGAACCAGTAGCGGTCGATCTGCTGCTGAGTGGTCCACTTAGAAGGATCAGGCTCATTGTGATCACCCTTCACATCCAGATCGATACACACGTATGGATCTGTATAGTGGATACAATAGCCGATCCCCATGCCGTTTTGATAGGCGGTAGATGCAGCTTCGTCGAAGGTCATCCACGTTTCGGAATCGGTGTTGTCCGTCTTAACCACACGTCCGTCAGACATGCGGGAAGGGACCTTCAATTGTCCGTGGGCGTCAGGAGCGGCAAGCAACCATTGCCGACGCTGACGCATTTCCTCGGGGATTTCGCCCCAACGCGGCAGTTGATTCATTGCTTGTGTGCACGCTTCGCATTGAGCAGGAGTTCCCACGCCGCGATGTATGGCTCCACCACTTCCCGTTCCCACAGGAAGATCAGCGTATCGTGAATGACAATAGGATCAGGCAGCAATCCCCGTGTTCGAGCTTTGCTGATCGTGGGGCGCGTCACCTTCAGGCGCTTCAGGATCTCCCGCGACGAGACATACTTCTCGTTAAAACGGTCCTGGGCAGTTGTTGAACTCATGTGCGCTTCCGAAGTTTCGTAAAAAGCGATGCGGGAGTGCAGTTTAGCAGCGCGTCCCTACCGATCGCAACATCTGTTAAGTGAAAATTGCCGTAAGCATGCTTTCCTATCTACGTAGAAGCATGCTTTCGAAAAGCCTTCAGGTTGGCTTTTGCTTGATCGTAGTCCGCATGCTTCATGCGGACGTATTCATCCCAGTCTGATACAGCTTTTCGGCGTTGCTCGACAGCATCCTTCCAGGATAGGCGCGCAGCCTCTGCGATATCGTGGAGTTGAGCACGCGGCAAAGCGCTTGCCTGCTGTGCGTGTGCGTTGTCCTGCGCTTCCATAGCGTCCGCTGCGGAAGCGCTTGCCGGGTCTTCCCCAACAAAAATTTTCGGTGTGAATGCATCGTGCTGCGCAACCCAAACCGGATCGATATTTGCTTGCGGTTGCTTCTGCATAGCAATCTGAACCATGCAGACATGCTGATAGATCTGTTCGTACGTGCGAAGCTCTTGACCCATCTGCTGGCTGAACGTTCCGTACAGCGCTTGCACGTCGGCGCGTGTCAAACCCTTGGAATCGAAGCTCGGCATCCAATCGTTAAGATTCAGATCAGAAGCATGCTTTTCTTCCTCTGCAGAAAGAAGCATGCTTTTATCCTGGTCCGCTGTCGCTGCAGGGACAGGTTGGGACCAGAAACTGATAGGCAAGGGTCGATCTGATTCAGGCACTTGATCATCCAAGGTTGGTGTGCACTCGCTAGCCACATGCAGGCCGCAGGAGTTGCAGTGTAACGCAAGGTCAGTCGTCGCAACCCGGATCGTATGCAGCGTCCAGCGCTTCGAGGATGCGCTCCGTCTCGAACGAGCTATTGTCGATTCGAATATTGATCTCGCGCAACTGCTCTTCGGTTAAGTCTTCCTTGGTGACGCCATTGAAGGCGCTGTTCAGCACGAACGATGTGAAGCCGCCTTGCAGTCCGACACTATGGTCAGACGCTTCGTAGTCCTCACCGGTTGCAGAAACCACGTATCGTCCGTCGAAGATGGCAAGCGTTGTAGAATTCGTCATATCAAAGTCCTTTCAAAGCATGCTTTTATTGTAGCAGAAAGAAGCATGCTTTTCGCAAAAACAAAGAAGCATGCTTTTCAAGCAAAAGTCAAAACTAGGTAAAAACGAATCCAGAGCTTTTGCAAAATCTACCGAGGATCCGGGCCAAATGCTTGATCAGTATCCTGAGGGTTCTCAGCTAGAGGGTAAACTCTCAGGATAGTGAGCACGAACAAACCTGCGCTCGTTCGTGAGTGCTCACTTCAGCAAGTTCGCTGATATAGATCAGTCGTTCAAGTGCACCCGCGACAAACCGACCCAGGCTTTCGTTCCGTTGGGCAGTTCGATATAGATCTGTCCAGGACGGGATTCCAGGACGTGCACGTCGGTGCCAACTGTCCAGTATGCGCGCTTCTGAATGTTGCAGTGCAGCACAGGATCGAACTCGTTTCGCGTTCCGCAGAAGAACGGGACGGCAACAGTTCCAGTACGAATTGTCATATCAACTCCTAGATAAAAGAAGCATGCTTCTTTGTTGCGGGGAAGAAAAAGCATGCTTCTCCAAAACTAGGCAAAAACGAATCCAGACGTTTTTGAAAAAGCATGCTTCTTTATAGGTCGGAACCGGGCTCGTGAGCGCTTACCAACATGCCTCAGCGTGAGGCACCTGAGGGTAAATATTTACAGGGTATTCTATCAGAGGGTTTCTACTCTGGGTACTAACCATCAGAGGGTATACCCTCATAGGGTCAATACTCAGGGGGACAAACCCTCGGTTCGTGCGTACTCGCCAGAAACGGGCCTAGTTCTGGCCCGGGCGCGTTATGCACCGGAATTGAGCAGGTAGGACAACCAGGCGTCTGCCGTGTCGTTCAGCGACTCTTCCTCGGTTTCCAGATATGCTTCGCACGTTTCCGGCATATCCACTTCCGGGTCTTCTTCTTGCATGCCGCGCGTGATCTCAATTGCGCCTTGCGCAACCGTGTAGGCAAACAGTTCGTGCGCAGTCACTCCGAGGTCCCGCATGCGCTCCAGCGCTGCGTCCATGCGTGCGCGTTGCAGTGCGTTTACTTCCGGCATATCAGTTACTCCTAAAGCGCATATGCGCGTTGCAAACGCATGCACCCTAATGAGGCGCAGGCGTTTGCAGGGTGTTTCCACCCTGACGAGGGTTTTAACCCAGGTAATGCGCGAGCATTTGATGCAGGCTCTGCTCGAGTGCAAAGTAGGTCCTTTCGACGTGCGCCGGGCCTGAAAAATGCATCTCGTACGGGTGCACGCGGAACTCGTATTCCGCAGAGTAGCGCTTGTCGGAGTGCAGCTCGTGGACGCTAACCGTTTCGACTGTGCACACATCCTGCTCGTGCACCCACGTGTCCGCGAGTTCCTGCGCTTGCGCTGCGCTTTGCACGTCCGGGGCGGAAATTTTGAAGCATGAAACCAGCATATCATTTACTCCTTACGTGATTAAGCCTCTGTCCTCTTAAAGGACACAGGCTTAAGCCGGAAACCGGCTTAGGAGGATTATAGCTCTTGTTCGGCTTGCGCAAGCAAACGCGCAGCTTGCGCCAACAGCGGGTTATCCATGTCCCGAGCGGTTTCCTCCATATCCGCAATTAGTCCGAGCAGCTCGACGTTATGCGTTTTGTCGTTTTGCAGAGTGATCGCTACGAAATGCGCGAAAGCGGACACGGTAAGGACATTGGGCATGTTAGCTCCTAGTTGATGTGCAAATTATAGCACGCGCGTAGAGCACGCGCCTAGAGCACGCACTATAATTTGCACCGGGTAGATGCACCCGATGTTTTTGCTGCTTAGTTCGCGCAGAAAAAGCCGCTGTTGAGGCACACGCTGAACGACGGACCTGGGCGAATGTTGATGCACATCGGGACAAAGCGCCCTTGCGCGTTGCACACGATCAGGATGTTGCAGTGGCGATCCGTGTTGTCGTTTTGCGGGCCGAAGTAAGCAACCACAGCCTTTACTGCGTTCGCTTCCGTTGCGTAGGACTTGACATCCTTGCTGATCGTTTCGAGTGCGTACATTTGGAACTCCTTGTTGCGAGCTGCACTTTGCAACCCATGTACGTAGTATCTAAGAAAATAGGCGGAGAGTGTCTCCGTTGTATCAGCTCTTTTTAGATGTTTGTCCTGCCTAAACATCGAGCATAAAACGCGCTGTAAATAGCTCAGAAATAAAGTTTGCGCAAGCGATATTTTCAGCCCGACTTGTGCTAGCAGTGTGGCCACATTACTAGGCAAGTTGCAGAATATGTCTTACTCGGTGCGAGCACGAAAATATTTATTTGGCAAGGTGTATTTTAGCTCTTTTATGTGCTAGCACTTGTGCCTCTTTTATAAGCAAGGTGTGCAATACATCTTTCTTCGGCGCTAGCACAAAAGAGCAGCAAAATATCGCTTGCCTAAAAATATTTTCTGAGCTATTTGCGCGCGTGCACGCAGGTGCATAATCTGCCAGCATTGTAAAGATGCACCTGCAAGATGTTTTGCATCTTATAATTGCTACATGCAAACAGTCCAACACATTTCGCACGCGCTCCGCGCAACCGGCTTCGGCTGGGCTGATCTGCTGTTGGCTGTGCGCACGCAAATCGCAATTCTGGTTACTCTGTAAAGATGCAAAAACGCTGACACAGCGCATCGCATCTGAGTTATAGTTAACACATCGGGAAAGCAAGTCGCTCCCCGCAACCCAAAGTGCAAAGCACGCAGGAGTTTAAAATGTCCGAACAAGCCAAGACCCAAGCCATGAACGACACGAAGGCAACGCTGTGCGGCGTGATCCGCGAAGTGTTCGAGGAAAGCACGTCCGTGATCACGAGCAAGCACCTCCCCGCAATTGCGGAACAGCTCGGCATGCACCCGACGACGGTCCGCCTGCAGTTCTACCGCTGGCGCGCCGAGTCGAGCACGCCCGCTGCCGTGCGCTGCCGCAACGCGCGCATGAAGAAGCAAGTCGTCACGAACTAAGTACGACAAGCAAGTAGGCGCAAGCCTGCTTGCAAACATTTGCATCTGCTAGGTGTAAGTGTTTGCAATTCTGCTGGACAACAAGGAGAAGCTATGCCGCAAGAGAAAATTCGCGTCGCAACGTTCGTTGCAGAACAAACGGACAACAGCGAGCGCACGGAAGTTCGTGTCTACGAAGATTTGAACATGCGCAACAGCGGACAAGAGTTTATCGTGATCCGCACGGACGCGGAGGGCACGATGCAAACGCTGTCCGGACAGCAGCTCGTGTTCTGCTGCGCAACGCTGGACATCGCGTTGCAGTTCGCAATGGAAGAAGTCTGCATACACTTGCAGTAAGCTGAGCGAAACTACTAGGTGCGCAAGCGCCTAGTTTTCTGTTAGAATTAATGCATGCGTTCGAAGAGGCACACTCGGGATGGTGGCCCAGAGGGTGGGCGTCGTTAGAAGTGAGTGCGGACTTCTCTGCAGAGTAAAAGAAAGCCCGCACTAGGCAGGCTGTCAAGCTTTAAAACAAGCGGGAGATGTAAAACACGCAGAGCGCGGCAACTGCGCACGTAGCAGCAAAGCCGAGGACAGCGAACAGCAGGTTGCTGTAAGCGCTATCGTGCATTGCAGCTTGCTGCATTTGCGCGCGGGACGGCTGCTCGCATTGTTGATCGATATTAGCAGCGTACTCGGAACGGGACATTGCGGACTCCTTGTGTTGATGCACAATTATACGATGCGCAAAGCAGCAGCGGGATCAGCTTTACAATTAAACCTGATCAGAGGGTTATTGCAGATAGTGCTTGACGACATGACCACACTGTGCACAGCGTGAATATGCATCTTTGTAAAGTGGACACAAAAAGCTTGTGATTGTGCTAGCGGCTGTGCTACTTGCGTGCGCTCCACGTGCAGACCAACTTTGTGCAGTTAGCACATTATCAGGGAGAGCTGTGAGCACTTTACAGAACGTTAAATGCTGTGCTGTCCAGGCAAGAAAAGCTATTAACAGAACTATTGCGATTAACAAGAAGTAGTGGACTTACGCGTAAAAATTATTAATTGGAAGTAGGTGTGTTATGGAGCGCGCTTAACATATGTACGCTGCGCTATATATAGGGGAAAATTTTTATATATAATAAAAACGCATATGCACTGGGAAATGCGCATAATACGTTAATTGTGTTATGTGGGAGGATTAACAGAAGGAATGCGATTAACACGATGTACGTAAAAAAATAAAAAAAGAGGTATTTTGTCAAGCTGTATTTCTTTGTTATTTAGTTAATTATTACTATTTATACACTATACAGCATCCACAATATGCATCGGGAATCTGTACAATATTTCTCGATGTAACAGATGTAAGAATGTTTGCAAATATCGGTTAATTGTGCGCGTTGCGCTCCATTCTGTTAATTTGCGATCTGTCAAGTAATTCGCATAACCTGCTGATCAGTGTGGTTATACGATGCACATACAGTCTGCTACGTCAAGCGACTTTACACACTTCGAATAATCTGCCTACTTTGTAAAGATGCAAACGAAGCGTCTACTAACCAGGTGCATCGCATATAATTGCTACATGCACACAGCGCAACGCACAGTGCACCTAGGAGTTCGTAATGACCCACTTCCCGCAACCTTCCCAGCGTCTCCAGTCCTTGTCCGTGTACGTGAACCGTATGCGCGTGATCGGCGTTGCTGCTGTTGCGCTGCAGATGTACAAGGACGGCAAGCCCATTGCCGACGTGCAGGCGGCGCTGAAGTTGGCGAGCGTGCACTAACCTGCAACGCACAGGCGGCGTGAGCCGCCTTTCACATATCGATTATTCGATATTTGCTGGCTCTGTAAGGAGGCGGGCAGGAGGGAGAGCGGGCGCTTACTTCTATGTGAGTAGTGCCTAACCTACAGGTGTAGGTGAGCGTGCACATACCTGCTAGGTGTGTAGCTACTAACCTACATCGGTAGTAGTGTATTAGAGTAGTCGACTATATCGAAATGTAGGTGAGTGACGACATACCTTGAAGAGAAGTAAGCGCTTACTTCGTATAAGGGTTGATGCTCAGAGGGTTTACCCTCGGTTCGGAAGCACGAACATCGAAACCCCCCAAAAGCGTAGGGTCTTTCGGACTCCCACAATCCGGTTCTGGGCTCCAAATCGAATTGTTACAATTGCTTACGTTACACCCATATCTCCCACATTTCTCCTTTTCATGTTAATATGCATGCATCGGTTAATTAACAGGACGCGCACATGCAATGCATCATCACCGGATTTGCTCTGATCGACGAAGCCAACAGCCGCTGGGCTTGGGGCGATCTTTTTAGTGCAACGGATGTAGGACCGGAACACGATCCGCAGATCCTGATTCACAATGCGTCGCAAGTGCAAGACGCAGGCGAGAAGCCTGAATATTGGATCTACGCACCCGTACCCGATTCGTCCCGCTGCGCAGGTTACCTCGTGACTGCAGAGCAGTTCTTCAACAAACGCGGCGTGACTGTCTTCAAGGCGTCCGACATTCAATTCAACGATGCTGCGCGTGCACGCATCCTGCAACGACGTTAGGAACATGTGGTCAATTTCGCCGATGTTGAAAATCGCGGAGTCATGATCTTCTACGTCCCTCCACCGCCCATCAGTGAGCGGGCAGTCCTCATGTCGCTCGCCTTGTGGAAGATTCGGAAGGACACTCACAAGACGCTGCGAGTGTAGTCCTGCATGCCTCCGAGGTTCGCAATATCTCTCGATCCAAATCAAGGAAGTTCCATGACTCAAGTTCACGTTAAGTTGGAAAGTTCGGAACAGGTTGTTTCGAACCTCCAACGCGGAGATTACTTCGTCTTCGAAAGTGAGATGTTCATTCGCGTAGGAGGCCGGGAGAACGAAATCATTGCGGTGTCCCTCGAAAACGGTCTCATGTGGGACCGTCACCATGAAAATACGCTTGTTCGCAAGCTGCATGACGTCACGATCAAGGAAGGTGTCTGAGATGATTAGCCTGAATCAAGTCATCATCCAGCACAGGACCGCAAAAACGGTCTTTCTGATGGAAGCTATTTTCAGCACGGAATGGCATCCGCTTGCGAATGCGAAGGTCGGCGACAAGCTGAGCGGATGTCTGTTCGGCGCAGACGCACCGGAAGTTCACATTATCGAGCGCGAGCTGCAGTTCACGCGCTTCGAAAACCACGTTCTCGGTGCCATTCTTATCTTGTGGGTGCAATAATGCAATTCAACCTTTATATCATCGTCAAGAATCCGGAGTCCTACAGAAACCGTGAATTGCAAAATTTCGTGGCATACTGTGCACGACATGCAGGCGATCAGATCCTTGCGCTGTCCGAGCTTCCGAAAATAGACGACCAGATCGAGCTGCTGGACGATGATGTGGTCAACATTTCCATTCAGTGCTCGGAGTAGTCGTGAAACGCATCCTCAAGCTGTTTGCGAGCACGACGCAACGTCGCGAGTGGATGGAACAGAAATATCGCGAAGATGATGAATTGATCGTTCGTCACGGGTCGATGACGGTCGAGGATCCTTCGCACGAGACAATCACGTATTGCCGAATCGTGCATAGTGATCTGGACGTTCAGGTTCTGCAAGGTCATGAATGGAACGAGATCGATATGTCGATGCAAGGCTGTCAACGTTACATCAACAAAGAACGCCGTGATCGCCTCTACGCACAAATCAGGGATTGAAATGAATTCTATTAACTGCATCCGCTGCTATCGCCTGTTCCCTGTCCAGGATATCAATAAGTCGGACGGACTCTGTGACTACTGCGATGATCGTTTCGATCCTAGTTGCGGTGCTGCACCAATCACTCATCTGATGCCAGGTCCTGCAATCAATCTGAGTGATGATTTCATCGAAAAGCAGATGCGTGCTCTGCGATGTATCGAAGCATTGCAGGAACTCGTGCGCCTGAAGGCTGTTCACGATCGATACAAAGAACTCGGACATCACAGTTGTCCGCCGGAACATGCCGAAGAATTTGACCGACTCGTCAAAGACTACTCGCAAAACAAGGCGAAAGCCTGGGCTGCTGCGCTAGGAGACTGACAGATGATCTCCATCGAAACAGCTCGTATTTTCGCGGGAGGTTTTGCTGCTCTTTATATCATCGTAGTCATTGCGATGATTGTGCACATCTGGAAGAATCATAAGTGAGCCTGCGACAATATGCTTACACAACTGGAGCCCTACATGATTCCCGAAAAAGAGATGGAACACGCTGCCGCACGTCATTACGAGCAGTACGACCCCGAAAAGATGGCTGCATTCGTGCTGGGTGCCGGCTGGATGCAGGATCGTGTGTTGACCAACACCAAGCCTGATCCTTCACCTTGCCTGACTATCGAACAGGTGCGCAAGGACAACGACACGCAGAAGAAACTCGCGGCGGTGGATGCTGACAAGTTCGGTATCGGTTTCCTCGTGAATGGCGTTTGCGTTGAACCTTCACATGTGATTCAATTCTTTCCGGTGCCCAGCGGAGATGGGCAGGGAAAAGAATTCAATTGCGTCGAGAATTTGTCTCGAGCGTATCAGCAGATACAGCAGACTGCGATCGTCGATGACGACTATCCAGCTGTCCGTCATCGCTACGAAGCTGCACTCCATGCCTTCCTGCGTGCCTGCAAGGATAACGGTCGAAAACTCGCCTGGCTCTGCTACGATTACGATGGAGACGTCGTAATCGTATTCAAAGAACCTGACCGGCGCTGCAACGGGTACGAACGTATCGTTCCCATCGTCTACGCTGTCCTGGAGGAATAAGCATGTTTGAAGCACTGGAAAGTCTGGAGGCGACAGGGCTCGTCTTGATGTTTCAAAGCAACATCACGAAAAATGCTGTCTGCATGGAGCGTCATTCCAGACACTGCCGCGCAGGCATTTGGAACGTGTTCTATATGCCTTGGTACGAAGATGATATCGTCTACGATGCAGTCATGGACGACTTCGGCAACCTTGTAAGGATCTGATATGCCAGATAGTCTGGATGCCCGGCAACGTCGGCGTGATAACGCACCTTCCAAAGATCAAGCTCCTCAAGGTTCGTTCAAGAACTATAAGGACGTTCCGGGCAAACCGGGTTTCTTCGACGACGGCTTTGGACATTTGATGTACGATTCTACGGATCCTAGACTTAAGAATCCTGTGAAGCTGTAGCCATGACTCGCATCAACCTCGTTCCCCCCGCCGAACTCTACGATCAGCACCTGTTCGCTGAGTTTCGCGAGATCAAGATGATTCCGAAGTCGCTGTCACGAAGTCTCGCGGCTGGGCGTGCTCGCGGGGTTACGGATCCGGTTGAATGGGTGCTTGGACGTATTCCGAAAGCGTTCACCTTGAACACTGGACACGTCAGCTTCTTCTACGATAAAGGGTCATACCTGGAAAGGCGCTATTCGCACCTGCGACATGAACTGTCAGTGCGAAAGATCAACTTCAATGTCGAATCTGAACTTGACCCTGACAGGGTCTTCCAGAGCGATCTACGTCTCTACGGCGAATGGACTATCACATCGGAGGCGCTGCACATTATTCGCACACGCATCGCGGAGAAGGTTGCCATGAAGCCTGAGTGGTACCGCATGTCGAAGCGTGGGTGACTTCTGAAATTCATGCTATACTAGCTTCATGAAAGACAAAATCTTCCCTCCCGGCAGTAAGTTCGAGGACGTGCTAGCCGAAGTCGAAAAAACTGGCAAGTTCAGTATTGAACAATTGGCTATGTTGCATTCTTCTGAGAAGATTAAACTCAAGGCGGACGCTAATGAGGAAATGGCACGATTGACCGCTGAGTTAGAACATGCGACTTTCATGCGTGCGATTGTTCGTGATCTTATTTCAGCATGGAATGTTCGTGAAGAATCGCTGAATGCATTCATGAGCATTCAGATGCAGTCAAATGACTGTTCTCGTCTGCATAAGTTAATGGAAGCATTCGGTAAGCAACAGGTCGGATGGATAGATGAAAATCTGGAATTGCAGCCTGCTAACGGAAAGGTCATCTTTCCGTTTAACGTTCAGTCGTTCGTTGTTGAACATGATTGGGCTCCTCTGATCGATGAAAAAGAGTTGATTGGAGACTATCAACTCCCGTTCGAAAATTGCGCATTTGAGTTTCGTGTAAGTAATCGAACTGTTATCGTCCTTGCTTCGAAAGACGAGCAAGGAGTTTTTATGCGCACATTTTATGAATCCAAAGAAGGACATTGGCTAAATATCAGCACACTCGGATATCGTCAATGGGAACAGAAGATTCAAGCGATTTGTATCATGCTTGAAGCTGAAGTCGCCGTTCGCGAAGTGCAGCGCGTGCCGCACAAACTCGCGGCAAAGCGCGCGGCCACGGGTAAGCTACCCATGTACGACTTCCACACGCTGTCGCTGGCAAAGCGCTTCCGTACGTCCTGCGGGGCACCTGGCAACGCAACGGGAGCGCAAAAACGCCTTCACTTCGTACGCGGACACTGGCGCCACTACGAGGAACACAAGACGTGGATCAAGTGGCATCTGCGCGGCGACGAAACACTCGGCTTCGCCGACAAGAACTACAAGGTTTGAACTTTTTATCAGGAGAACAGAATGCCGATTGCCCCTTTTCCTCCCTTGCCTCCCCCGGTTGATCCGATAACTGCACAGTTTATCGTGCATAGCCAGAAGGCTGCATACGCGCAAGGTTCTTCATACCTCCCGATGCCCGGCGTCCCTGGTGAGATTGACAGGTTCGAATATTTGCCGACAACACAGCAGGAGATGCACGAATTTCGTCCCCATAGCTGGGTTCTGTCGGCGATGTGGCGTGTGCGTGAAGACACTTTGAATGAAGCGAAAAAGATCGCTCAGGAGAAGGTCGAAAGCGCCTGCACGCTGGAAAGGCAACGCGCCAGCGATGCTGCCGAACGCTTCAACGAAGAGATTGCACAACTCAACGAAGAGATTGCACACCTTCGCCGAAAGGTCGAGAAATACCAACTCATCGATCGCATTCGCGAAGAAGCACTTTCCTTCTCTGTCAACACGAAGGATCTTCTCGATCTTGTTGACGATCTCGCACGTATGGTGCGTTAATGCCTCACTACTTTATCACAGACTTCTCAGGTCGAGAGAGATCGGTAAGGTTGGAAACTGTACTTCAACCTTCCTGCTATCACGACGGCGGTTCTGTTGAGCAGGCACAAGCGCAAGCAAATGCCAATGCGGAAGCAATCGGCAGACTGCTCGCAATGTTCGTCGAAATGAAAGTAATGGACTTGACCACAGCTCTGTCCGTTGCAGGTGTCCGTAACGATATCAAGGTGGTAGGATGAAAATCATTTATCAATACTTCGCTTGGCGTGAAGAACGCAAAGCGAAGAAGCTTCTTTCCCAGATCGAAAAACTGGAAGAATCCCTAGCCGGTCTACATGCCAAGAAGAAGGCGATGGACGATCTATACCCTACCTTCTCAGAAGTGAGAGGTGGATTCCTCGAGATGTTGATCGAAACCAATTCTCGTATTGCGATGAACGATTTCAAGCTTCAAGCTTTGCGCGCCAAGCAGATACGCGTATAGTAAGCAGTATACATCAACAGGCGAGTCTAATGAACAACATTCTGGTCGAGATTTCCGAAAAGCTTTACGACAGCAATGTCGACTTGGAACGCTTCTCGGAGTGTATCGCAGAAATTCTGATGGCTGCCGAAGCTGTCGGAATCGTCGTCACTGTTGAATGTCGCCCCTTCAGCCCGCTCGCAATGGGGAATCATTACCCTGTGATCGTCCTTTCCCCGAAACGAATCATGTCGGACGTCGCACACGGCTGGCGCAATTGTGTCACAGGACAAATCGTCAAATGACCACATTCAAGTCTCTGCTCGTTTCCGCAATCATGCTTGCCGTCATGGCACTGTTCATGCTGTGCTGGTCTTCCCCTGCAAGCGCCGCAGCCGTGTGGGATATCGAACTCTCCAACGTCTACGACAGCGATCCGGCGTTCAACCTTTCCGGTCAATTCACCACGGCAACTGCCGATGTGGACCGAGGACTAGGCCAACAAATTCTGTCGTTCTCAGGGGTTCTGAACGGTTCTTCGATCTCCGGCATCATTCCTATTGGCAAGGATCCTGCTTACGACTACGACAACCGCTTTTTCGGTCCTACCGACGTGCCGCACGGATGGAGCACAAGCGATGCATTCGACAATGCAGGTGTCGTTTTCAGCGTAGGTGACGCGGATATCAACATGTATGCAGGCACATTCTTGATCGCTCTGCCGTTCAACGAATACGTCAACGGAACAATCACATTGGACAGGATGACAAGCCCGGTCCCGGAAGCTGCTATCTGGCGCCTGTGGGCATGCTTCGGGATTGCTGTTGCATGCTACTACCGCTGGCTTTCCCGTCGGACGAAGTAAAATGATCGCTGAAGAAATCGGCCAAGAAGCATTCAACATCCTGTGTGGAAAGAAATTGGGCGGCGGAATGTCGCGCCAGGTTTATGAGTGCAAGTTGAAGCCTGGATATGTGGTCAAAGTGGAAGTTGACCCGTACCCCAATTATCAGAACCTTGCTGAGTGGCATATCTGGCAGGCTGTGCGCAGCACGAAGCACAGTCGTTGGTTCGCAGCCATTGACAGTATCTCCCCGGATGGCAAGATCCTGATTCAGGAGCGCACGCGTCCCGCAGGGTTGTCGGAATACCCGGACAAAATCCCCACATTCTTTACTGATACTAAGCGGGAAAACTGGGGGATGACTACTCACGGAGACAAGAACTGGTTCGTGTGCCATGACTACGGCGTGCATATGATCTTCGAACAAGGTCTTCACGGACGTCTCAAGAAGCCCAACTTCTACTCGGAGAACGGATCGTGAGCTGTCTGGACTGCAAAAACTTCAACGAACCGCATGAAGTGTGCACGCTTGTAGGTCTGCGCCCACCTGTGCGCGTGATCGTCTATCGTTGCCCGTCTTATATCAATGCAACGGATGGAATCATCGAACATCATGTTCGCAGTGGCAATCTGAATTTCGCGGCGAAGCCGCGTCCTGCGTCAACTTCTTACACTCCGATCAAACAACCTTCTAAAGATGCGTACAATCGCATTCCCGAAGATGACATCCCATTCTAGCTCTATCCTGATGGCTTTGATTGGACTGGTTATCCTGTCCATGTTGATTCGTAGCCTTTTGTCGCCTGAAAAAACGGTGCAAGCGAACATGGAGATGTTGAAAGACATGTTCGGCGAATCAACTGATGATCGTAGAATTGCCATCAAACTGACCAAATGGTCTCACATCATCGATGTGATCGTTGTAATTTTCAGCTTCGGTCTGGCGATTTACAAATACTGATGAGCAATTCCAATACAAGGCGGCGCAAGCAAAAGAAGCGTCTGCGCGGCAAACAAGCTACGCATAGGTTCGCTGGACTTACGTACAGCGGGGTACGAGGCCCGGGGAAGTCCACTCTTATGCGATTCTATTCAGAGCTGTACAGCCTTAATCCTGAATACCCTCCGAAAATGAAGGACTTGCTGAAACTCTGAACTTCAGATTATACTTGCTTAATCGCAACTGGAGAAGCAAATGGCTGAAGAAAAGGTCCTCGAGAAGATTCGCAAGCTGCTGGAGCGTGCGAATGACGAGCGCGGCAGTACCGAGAATGAGCGCGAACTTGCCATGCGCATGGCAAGTTCGCTCATGGCGAAGTACCAGCTCGATATGTCCGACATTCCGCAAGCGCAGCGGGAGCGAGACGATCCGCTCGGCCGTTTCGATGGCGAAGGTTGGTACCTGCCCTGGTGTCAGATGATCCGGAATGCGGTTGCGAAGCTGTTCGACTGCCGGTACATCAACATGGGCAAGATCAATGCCACGCGCGGCAAGTACACCTATGTCGGTCGTGCCTCCAACGCCACGACGGCCATGCTGATGGCAGACTGGATCGTGAAGGACGCGCTGCGCGAAGCCGACAAGGCGGGCGGGCACCGTCTCACGTCCGCAGGACGTTCGTTCGGACTCGGTTTCGCTGAACGTCTCTCCGTGCGTGTCTCCCTTCTGCGCGCCGCTGCTGTCGAAGAGATGAAGCAGTCTAGCGGTCGAGACCTTGTTGTCGTTCAGACCAACTTCGCGAAGGAAAACGAAGGTTGGCTTAACGAGAACATGAACGTCAAGCCGGGTAAGTCAATCAGTATGCGCAACATCAACGATGCGGCGATGGGTGCTGGACGTTCAGCGGCTGACAAAGTGAACCTCAGCAAGCAAATCAAGGCCCCTGAGGCAATCCGAAGCATCAAGTAACTCGGCAGTGCGGTAACTGGCCTGTTGGCTTACAGGGGTAGGAGCCCTAGCGCACATATTTACCCCTGTGATCGCTGTAAAGTCATAGATAGCAAGTGCAGTTCGTGCTTGCTTCTTGCAACTTTTGGAGCGGTAGTCATGAACACCCATTTCCCCCATATGAAGTCTCCCCGTAACAATCAAGAGCTCGCAGTGGTGCACCACAATGCTGCCGAGCTGTTGAAACGTGTGCAATCCGGCAAGACAAACCCGAATGACAGGGCACTTGCTGGCATCATCGCCGGTGCGCTGGAAAAGCGAAAAAGCTGAAATATGTCGGTTCCATCGGTACGAGGCTTGTGCTATACTTGCTTCAGCAACTGAGGAACCGACATGCATTATATTCAACAAGAACAAGCTCGCCAGTTTCTGAACAACTGGCTGAGCGACCCCCGGGCGATGACTGCCTGCTTGCAGGGGTACGCGGGAACCGGTAAGACGTGGCTTGCTGCTGACTGGGCTAAACAGGTCCTCGCGGCAAACCCGAAAATCAACATCATGATCCTGGCGCCGACGAACAAGGCGTTGGACGTGCTGCGCGAGAAGTGTGGTCACCTGAACGCAGGGTTCCGCACAATCGACTCTTTCCTCGGAAATCGCATCAAGCGAAATGACGACGGGGAAATGGAGCGCTCGCAGGGTAAGGGTTCGGAGAATCCGGACCTCATCATCTGCGATGAAGCATCGATGGTAAAGGCGGAATACGATACGCAGCTTCGCGGACGCCGTGTCAAGCTGCTCTATCTGGGTGATCCTGCTCAGCTTCCTCCGATCAACGAAAAGTTGTCGACGACCTTCAATTGCGAATACACGTTCCTGATGACACAAGTCGTCCGTTATGAAGGCGCAATCATCAAGGTTGCAACGTTCTTGCGTGACTGCTATGAGTCGGGACGTTCATTCGTCTTGTCTGATCTGACTGTATTCAAGGATGAGGCCCGCACCTTGTCTGTAATCAAGATGGGCGATTTGCACAATTGGGCATTGCAAGCGGTACGTAAGGGGATGGATTCCCGCATCGTCGCATTCACGAATGCCGCTGTGAATGAGCACAATGCAATCATGCATCATGCTCTGTTCCCAGATGCTGCATTGTTCGGTGTCAGTGAAAAGGTTGTTGTCAACGAAACCTTCGAACTGCCTACAATCGACCCGGACAGCGAACAAACCGACATGCTGTATAACGGCGAGATGCTGACGGTTGTGAGCTGCGTCGAGAATCCTATCCTGGAATGCGGAGTGCGGACGTTCGCTGTAGGGGTCCTACGGGGCGAAGGGCGCACGTTGGAGGTGAACGGCGTACCCCAGCGCGTGGAGTATGTGCTGGACGTCGCCTTGGACGCGGACCACGCTGCGGCAACGCATAAGAACCTCACCAACGGGGTCTGGGAAGCCCGCAAGGCTGGGAACAATGCAGAGGTGAAACGCCTCATTGACTTGCGCAAGCCGTTGAATAAGCTGGCTCCGCTGCGTCATTCGTATTCCTGCACGACGCACAAGTCGCAAGGCTCTACGTACGACATTGCCTTCGTTGACTGGGCGAACATCTTCCGTTCGAACGATCGTACGCAAATGATGTACGTTGGTGCAACGCGTCCTTCGAAGTTTCTTGTTCTGGCGGTCAAATGAGAGTTATCACCACAACTGTAACAGTCGACCTCGACGGCGTTCGTCATCTTCGACTGTACCATTGGCGGGAAGCAATGAAGCTACGTGCCTACGAACAGTCCAAGGAAGATCCGCGTATCAAGATGCGTGCTGAAAGAAAGATCGGATTCCATCTGAAGCAAGTTGTTCTTCTGAACGACTTCTTTCCGATGGGAGACACTGCCGAGCAGGACGCCCAAAAGTATCCGATTCCTAAGCGCTAATTCATACTCCTGGTGCAACGTCAGTTGCCTTTTTATGCATCAGGGGTCTTTTATGACTGTCTCTGCACATTCCCTTCGAATCATCGAAAAAAGTCTAGCAGAGCTGGACGCTCTATTGCAGTCCGGACATTTGTCTCCTACTGCTCAACAGCAAGGAGAAAAAACATCAAGCGACATGCATGTTATGATCTTCCAAGCTAAGGCACGCCCGCCTTGCTGTTGCGGAGAATGTGATGTCGATACTGAAGCGCCTTGAAGAACTATATAGCCAAGCGCATCAACCTGTCGCAGTCTACATAGATGACACTTCGTTCGTTGAGCTAGCCTCCGAATGCGATCGACGAATCATGAACGGTTCGCTTGATCATTGGTTGAACCAATCCACCGAACCCCCGACATATAATGGTCGACCTGTCTACCGCGTGAGAAGTCGGATCACTCACCTGTATGTTGCAACTGAAATGTGATATTTGCTCCGTTGATCACTGATTCCGCAGTGTAGTATTGCGCTACGAAATCTTCCTAGCAACCTGCGGAGCAGCACATGGCCTCTAACCTCAAGTACAGCGCGGTTCTCAAGAACGCACAGCAAGACGCGATCACCACGGCTGTGGGCGGCAGTGCCAAGCTGCGCTTCTACAGCGGTTCGCAACCGGCAACCCCCGACACTGCGCTCGGCGCTCAGGTTATGCTCGCCGAGCTGATCTGCAACGCAACGTTCGCCCCAGCTTCGTCGGCTGGCGTCCTGACACTGAACTCGATCGCCAACGGTACCGGTACAGCCGGCGCCGCAGCGGGCACGACCGCAGGCTTCTTCCGCCTGTTCAAGTCGGATGGCACCACGGCAGTGATCGACGGTTCGGTCGGCACGACGGGCTGCGACATCAACCTGAACAACACCTCGATCGCGACGTCGCAAGTCGTGTCGGTCACCGGTGGCACGCTGACCAACGCGAACTAAGCCTACCGGCTAGAGGGAGAGAACATGTTCGGCGGAGAAGCAGTAACACAACACGTCGTCGAGTTCATCCCCGGCACTGGTGTGGTCACAGACGGTGTCGTTGACGCCACGTCCACGGCAAGCCCCTGGACGTGGGCTGTTCCTCAGGCAGTTGCTCAGCTTGTCATCGACATGTGCGGTGGTGGGGCGGGTGGTGCTGGGGGTGGCGTCAATACCGGTACGGTCAGTCGCGCGGGGGGTGGCGGCGGTGCAGCAGGTGCACAGCTAGTCCAAGCCCTGATGCCGGTTGTTCAAGGTACAACCTTGACAATTGCTGCTGGTGCTGCTGGTAACGCCGGTGTGCAAGGCGGCGCCAGCGGTGCAGGTGGAACCTCTAGCATCACAGGCGGTCTCGTAGCATTCTACTGCGCCGGGGGTCCTGCCTTTGCTCCGGGCAACAGTTCGTCTTCTGTCGGATCGTCCGGTGGCAGCGGTGGTACCGGGGTACCTTACGGTCAAGCTGGCGCGGGCGGTGCTGCTACTGGTGCCAACGGATCTGCAGGCGGCGATAGCCCCAATGGTATGTTCGGCGGCACTCGAAACTCCTGCGGTGGCGGTGGCGGTGGCGGTGGCAACCCCACTGGATCGGTCGCAGGTGGCAATGGTGGCAATGGTGGCACTGCCAATTCCAACATGGAATCATATGGCCCAGCTATCCCAACAGGCGGTGCAGGCTCGACGACTGGAAGCGTGAGCCTCGGTGGCGGGGGCGGCGGCTGCAACTGTTTGGGCTTCGGTATTGGCGGCAACGGTGGCGCAGGCGGTTCGGCTGGTTCCGCTGCTACA